GTGAGCTCGTTGGATGAGGCGCTTTTTAAGGAACTTGATATATCGATCAAATCCATTATCAGCTCTATTCGATCAAGGATAAAAGGGCTCAAGAATGCCTACTGGCACGAGCTGTTCGATAATTACGCGCCATTGACCAGCAGGTTGACCGCGGCAAGCAGAAAAGCGTTCATTGAAAGCATTACGCGGAAAACGAGTATCGACTTCACCGCGTCCAATGCCTACGCCATAACTGTTTGGGCTATCAAGAATGCGAACGGATATCTGGATAACCAGATGATTGAGACGTTCAACAAGATGGTTGATTCGGCGTGCGTGATCAATTACAAATCGAACGAGCGCGTGTTTAAAAAAAATAGCTTTCGCTATCTTTATGATGACGATAAACACACGCATTTCAAGCTGGATTATCGGATTGTTGTAACCGGGCAAGGTGGCGTTTCTAGTGGATACTCATCTCGCGGAGGATTGTCGGAAAGCGCTGCCAATTTTCTGGATGATATTCTGGTTGTCGCCAAAAACCTAGGATTCGATTCAAACGATGAGGTACTCAATCACGATTTTACCGCTGGCAGCAAGGAAGAATTCTACTGCACCAACAAAGCCGGTAAACTCATCAAGCTGATGGAAGTTCGCGCCTACATGAACGGGAATCTTCACATCAAATTCAACCAGGCTTTTATGCTGGCTTTGAATGTCGAGATCGGACGCTTACAGGGATGGATCCACAACGCGCAGCATGCGGCGGAAGAAATGGGTGAAAAGGTTGAGCATGTTTCTGAGTTTTTCAATACGGCCTATTCGCTGGAAAATGATGGGAATGTGGTGCTGTTATTAACTGAGAAAGCGGCTTAAACAAACATCACGCCAGGCCCGGAAGGGCCTGGTTAAACTGGAGAAAATAATGAACACACTGACTGACAAAATTGATTTAACCGATGAACAAATAACCGCAGCTTTTGCGGCAATAGGATGTGATGTGGACATTAGTGGAGAATACGGTGAGCCACATCGTTTTACCGTAACATCTGACACATTAGATGACTTTGTGAATGCGCGGGAAGATTACAATAAACCGGGAACAATAGATGAGCAAAAGGACACACATCTAATCATAAGAGATGCGGCTGTGCGCTCAGGTGATCAATGCCATGATTATTACATAATCGATTTTGGTACAGCCAGAATCATTTGCCGGGTGTAATTTACAATGAATGACAAAAAACCACACGGCCTAACCGGAAAACCAAGCAATGCCACCAAGCCGGATGACCAGAAAGCCGAGTCTCACATCCATGCGCGCTGCAAAACATCAGACAAGGCCATGTGGGTTAAGGCTGCGCAATCGAAAGGGATGAAGCTGACCGATTGGATTATTTCCGTACTAAATGAGGCTATTAAGAAATGAAAACGGCGCACGAAGCGCCGTTAGTGTTACGCTGCCTTTTGCTGTGGTCTTGGGCCACCGACAAACGTACCAGCAGACCGCGCCATTTGTTCTGCGCGCTTCTGATCGGCGTTCAATATTTCGGTCTGCTTGGTTATGTTCCAGCCGGTAGCGGTCCATGGATTGTCACCAGAAATTCCACCAGAACCGGATCCGGTTGAATTGCCGGATTGACTGGCCGGCCACCAGTAGCGTTTTTTCTGTTGCATTTCAGTTAACCATACTTCCGGGTCAACGCCTGGCGTTACGCCAACCTGATCCTTTGTGATTACCCGGCAATCCTCGGTAATTTCCATGACGTTATCCGCATAAAGCAGGATATCGTCCAGTGCTTCTGGTATAACGCCCATTTTTAATGCGGCCGCACGCGCTCTATCGTGAATTGTCCGTTTCTGGTCCTTGGCCTTAAGTTCCGCGGTAACGCCTTGTTCAGCGGCAAGCTGATCCTTGAGCTGCTTGTTTTCGCGCTCGATCGGCCCAAGCTTTGTTCTGAGTCTGCCTTCGACAATCTCATTGATCTTGGCTTCATCAATCTTTCCAGCGGCGGCCGCCTCAAGTTCTTTGATACGGTCAAGCTGGGCAAGCAGATCCACTGGGTCTTGGTCTCCCAATAGAGCAAATTTTTCCCTCAATGATTTGTGATCAGCGCGCTCTTTCACAAGCGCAGCAGTAACCTTGTCGATATCGCCCTGTGTTTTCATGCCTTCGACACCGGTTAGCAGGTATGTTTTGTCAGCCTGTTCGGTATACAGATCATGGAAAACCTGGTCCAATCCGTCGAGCGTGGTAAGTTTGAGTTTAAGTTGCATTGGCATCGCTATTCTCCTAGTTTAAAAATTTACTTACATCCAATCCGGCACGTTCAAATGCTGCTGCGTCCCGCTGCGCAACCTCTTTGAGTGTCAGAGTTGTTCCGTCTGCATCAACGAATCTATCAAGCTCTAAGCCACCTTTTCTAAAAAGCAAGGCGCGCGTTTTGCCGAGCGTATCAGTCTGAAATTCAGAAACCTGATTTTTAAGCCAGTTGTTATAACTGGTCCTTGCTGGTACCTGACCCACTAACTCACGGATACGGCCGCGCGCCCAGTCGTCATAGTCACCCTTGGTTCCGCGCGGCAGATCATCGCGGTTGCTTATCGATCCAAGATCATTTTTAGCAGCGTATTCTTTTACTAGCAGGCGCTCTGTAACAGGTTTTGATGGCCTAACGCCTATATCTTGAGACAAATACATCACGCGAATAGACCTTTCTCCTGGGTGCGCAGGTAGTTCAGGCCCCTCTCCTGGCTTAAATGTTTTCCCATCCATTGCCTTGCAGAACGGCGTTGTCCTTCCGTCAAGCGTGGCAACCCATTCCTCCATCTCGATTATGTCAGCATTCGCAATAGACACCTCGCGGCGCGCGCTGCTTGTTATGTGCTGCATAGCGGTGCGAACCATCATGTTCACCGAGCCGCGCGTCATTTGAGTGATTCCGTCCGTTCCTTTTGCATTGGCGGTGCCGAACAGATCGCGGGTAACCTCCTGCGCTGTTCTGCCTTGGACAATTCCGGAATTGATTGTTTTGTTGATTCTGGAAACATCGTCTTCGGTTAACTTGCTCACCCAATCGGAAAGAATCCTGCCTTCAAATGGTCTTTCTGTGACAATCGCCTTCAATGTTTCCGGGTGCGGCGTAACCGTATCCAATATCACGGGCGATACGCTGGTAATCAGGTAGGTATAGAACTTCGATTCCTGTGCCACCATGGATAGCGACTCATCGTACAGCAACGATCCGGCAGCCTTCCACGCCTCACCGCGTATCTCAAAAATGACTTGCTGAAGCTGATTCAATCTTTCCCAATCACCGGGCGCCGTCACGCCTTGAGATTTTCCGAGTCTGGCTATGAGCTTCCCTGATATTTCATCCTCAGTTTGGTCGAGCAGATCATTGATCTTGTTGCGCACCCCGGCAGAATAGCGCAGCACGTACGTTTGATGACGTAGCGCGGCGTCGTACATCTGTTGATTTGCCGTTGGCATTACAGTCCACCATCCTGACCAGCCAACGCCTCAAGCTCTTGCTCAAACGTTTTGTCAGTCATTCCGCCCTCGCGCATCCGCTCATGGATTGTTTCATCAGAAATAGGCGCTCCCATGGTTTGGGCCGTTTTCATGTCAATCACATCCTTGGCTGTTATGGTCACATCGCCGAAGTCAGTGAATGGAGTCACAACAACCTCATTCGGGTCGAGCTGCATCCAGGTGGCGATAAGTTTCAGCATTTTCTCGACAGCTGCGGCCGATGTCTTGGCAATTTGCGTGAGACTTGCGGCCTGGGATCCCTTGCGGGTAACAAGCGCGTCATTGCTCTCGACCGATCGCTTATCGAGGAGTTTCATCGCTTCATCCTCTGCTCGCTTGTAATCGTTTTCGAGCGCGGACCGCTCTTCAGCCAATCCTTGGGAATTAACGCCAATGTACTTTGCATCACCGCCAAGACCGACATCAATGCAGGCGCCAGCCCCGGTTCTCACGCTATTGTCCGTAGTTTCGTCTCCCACGCCCATTGGCATGTGCCCGATCCGGACAAGCGTGTCTTGCGATTGCATGTACAGGTGATAGCGGTAATTTGCCTCCGAACGATAAATGCCCATCACCTTGTTTGCCAATCCCAGCAGCGGCGGCATATCAGGCGTAGGCAAGTTGTCCTTGGAATTCACAAAAGCAAACGGAATCTCTTCCAGCGGCCTGCCGAACAGCAGCACCGGCTTCATTTCTGATTGAGTTATCTCATCCTCGAACTTGCCGGTCACAAAAACATTCTTTCCGTTTTCACCCGCCGCCAGAGACAGAACCCTATATGTATCCTTGATGGTCCATTTATAGTCAGAGTCGAGTTCTGTAGTCGGCTCGCTCAAAACCACCATGCGCAGACTGGCTACCGTCCCGGTTTGGAGTATCCCTTCGTCCCAGTTGGTGATTGACTCTCCGTAGTAAAGCGAAATGTAAGGCAAATCAGTCTTTTCATCGCTGTCGAGTAACAAGCCAAGTCTCCCGGCGATTAGTTGCTCTTCGTTCATTCTGCGGATGAGCGCGTTAACCGATTCGCCCTGCCGGGTAATCCTGTTGAGCAAGGGCTCCATTTTCACCGGAACCTTAATTACCGCGTCTTCCTTGTGCATCGTACCGATTGCATTTTCAACTTTTTCCTTGACTAATCCAGGCACGCGCGCGCCCTCAAGGTACTTTTTATACGCAACAGCGCCGGGCTCTCCCGCGTTGAGTCCGTCCAAAGTCTGCGCAACGGTCGGCGATAAGTAAGTTACGGTTTTTTCCTTTACATGGCGTTCGCCTTTGTAGAAATCTCGCACCGTCTGCATGTCACGCAGAGATTCATCATAATCAGGGTGTGTGTTTTTTACGCTCATAGTTTTAGGTTCCGTAGGTTCTTGATTGGCCAGATGAATAGGTGATAGGGAATTCGTAATCAATGAAATACCTAACTGCCGTCCCGATGTGCTGGAATTCACTTTCTTCTTCGAGAAAACTTGAGCCTTTCTTCAAAGTTCCGGCTGATAATGATTTGTGCGTATACGGCGCTTTTTTCGTGTTAACAAATAACGAAGCATCTCCGGCCGCATTCTTGATCTTTGCCCTGACAGCGTTCTGCCCGTCTTTTATCGATACTGTTGATGGCTTAACACGCCGCGTGTATTTCCATCCATTGTTTCTCAGAACGGTTTCTATTTCTATGTAATCAGAAACATGTCCATGTTTCTCCCCAGCGCGCCCGGATGGGTCCCCATAAATAATCACATGCTTGTTTTGGTGATTCTTGTACTTTTCAACAAACTCAAGCGCTGCCTGGCTTGAGACGGCAGAGGAAAGAATGATTTCATCAAGCAAATACACGCTGTTATTGCGCTTCACGCCAATACCGCTTGACATTGGGGTGAAGTTAAAATCGTGATACCACAACAATTGCTCGTGCGGTTTTATGGTTTCTTCTGTGTAATTATCCGGCCCGTAATCATCATAAATTCTCCCGGTCGCTGTTTCAAAACTTGCCTCATACTCTTGTTTGAACTGCTTCAGGCTTAATATGCTCTTTGCCGACTCAATTACGTCTTGCGGCAATATCTCTGCTGATTTCCAGTGAAACACTTCCCACAGAGGATCGTTCGCCGTCATGGCGTAATCAAAGAGATTGTAATAATGATTCATGCCTTCAGGAACACCGAATATCCAACACCACGCGCGATAATCAGGTCTTCTCGGATCAACAGTGTCAAGCGCAGGCATAATATTCTCTTGCCACGCATTCTCTTTCAGGTTGCCAAACTCATCTATTCCACCCCCAGTCCAAGGGATACCCTCGAACCGCGCTGGCTCATCCAATCCAAGAACTGTTATTGTTGAATCATTAGGGAAAAATATCTTTAACTCTGTTTCGCTTGGTTTCTTTGGAAATTTAGATGAAAAGGAAAGTAGTTTTAAGTCATTCCAGAATATCTTTTTTGCTTGGTCTCGCGTGGGTGCGCCAGCGAAGTATGATTCGCCAGCATTCCTCATCGCTTCTTTAGTGATGAAACGCTTAAATCTCTCTGTTTTTCCAGATCTCCTGCCAGCCGGAACCACTGGGAATCGAATACCATTTCTTACAGCGTTTACCAAAGCCAATTGCACAGGGTGGTTCTTCAACGGATACCAGCGCCTCTCTTCTTTGTATAATAACTGCGCTGTCAATTTGGCAGCCTATTTGCCAATGAAACTAATGCTTCCACCAAGGCGGTGGAAGCATCATGATCTTTGTTCTTGTCTTTATCAAAATAACCCAGTATTCGTGCCAAATTTTCCAACGCTTTATTTTTGTCTGGCAATTTGTACTTTATGACATGACCTATTCCTGCATCATTATTCCCAATCGAAACAACATCAATGCCTGCTATACCAGCCGCCGCTGCATCGCTTAATTGTTTAATTGGAATCGGTGAACCGTCATCATTAAACAAATTCCTGATGTCCATAAATGCCAATCGTGACATTTCAAGCACTATCCTTTCTTGAGTCACTTCAGTTTTTCTTGATAATTCATCTCTTCTAGCTTTGATTGCTTCTGAAACGTGACTTTTCCCGAGCAGTTGAGGTCCTATCCATTCTGCTGTTTTAGCCGAATATCCGGCTCGAATAGCAGCTTGAGTAGCATTCAAATCAATCAGGTATTCATCAACAAACTTTTGCTGCTTTGGCGTTAGTTTTTTATCTTTTGATTTGGGCATATGAAAATCAACTTTATTTAATAAAAACTTATACCACAACATTCATTCATCAGTAAAAGCTTATACATTGAGCGAATTTTTTTCAAAACCTCATATCCCGGCACGGCGCGCACATATCGTTAACCAGGCGCTTTGAGAATAATCCGCAGCTCTCGCAGTCGCCTTCATAACCTGCTGGAATATCAGCCGCAGCCGCGCGTATAGCCGCAATGTTGCGCTCTTCCATTTTTTGAGCATAGTCGTTTGCTATGTCTATTTCGTCAGCCATATTTAACCCAATAAATCGTAATATTGTTTGAAATGGCAAATCCGGTTATCCAGCCCCAGTGTTCCGCCATTCACTTTCTTGGTGATTCTGGTCACCACGTCATCGCTCGCGCCTTGATCGGCCAGGTCATTGAGCGCTTTGGTATTCCAGAACCACGCCGCGGATAACAGCGGATATTTGGTTTTGACCCAATCCGGATTGGCAGCCACATCGTCGCCGATCGCCTTGGCAAACGTGATGTAATTGTCCTTACCGGTCAATTGAATATAACCTCGGCCACGGTATTTATAGCCTTCTTTGCTGGCCTCGTCACCGTTTCCCATACGATTGGCATAAACGCGCGAGGCGATTTTCTCCGGTTGGCGGGCATAACTATCCGCCAGATCGCCAGGAAAGTATTTTGAAAATACTTTCCTCAACCCATCGGCGGAATAATTCAGGTTTTCTTCCAAGGCTTTGAACTCTGCGCTTTCGTGTGCGCATTGTGCGAGAAAATGCGCCAGACGCAAGGGTGAATCGATGCCAAACTTGGCGGCGCAATCCGGGATTTGGGCCAGCACGGCATCGGGAACATGGGTTTTCAGTTTATCCAGGGGTAACATTAGGCCACCTCCAGACTCAATTCACGCACGATCACGACCACGCCTGGGGTTTCAGCGTAGCGCTTGCGTTGCTTGGTTTCCACGATCTGAACGTCGTCTTTGTAAACCACACTATTCATTCCATCAGCGCAAGCTTTGAATATATTGTCTATGTCGGGTTTCTTCGTCGGCATCAATAAACCCTGAATTGCCTGGGCTTTCTTCTTTAGTGACCAAGATTCGGGTATGGGTAATCGAATATCAAGTTCCACCGATACTGCACCTTGGATCAAGTCTCGTCCTGCCATAGCGATCATGGCGGAATGCGCCACTAGTCCTTCATAGTTGACTGTCTTTTCCGGCGTGTACATGGTGATGAACTTCCCGCGCCGCGCAGCTTTCGCCCTGCCTTTCCCGACCGGCGCACCCGGCACCACGAATTGAATTTCAACTGTCATTTTCTTTCCTCAGCCTTTTTATTCCTGCGCCTAAATTTCAACTCATTCACAATCTGATCCGCAAGCGCGTCGCCGAACAGTTCGCGCCATTTGGCTATGCACCTGATCTTGTATTCCCTGGTAAAGCATAGCTCGATAAAATCCGCGCCCTCTTTTACCTTTGGCGCTCTATATTTACTCACTCATACTCCAAAAACTAACAAGTGAAGCGGGCTGGATTGTGGTTACCAGCATTCCCTGCTTAGAGCGTGTCGCCCGTCTGATGTAAACAGAGACTCAGCTTTGAACGTCTCCAAAGTAGCATTTTGCATTTTTACTGGGCACGATCTTCCGTACTGCCGCTTCCTTCTTAGTTCTGGCAGGGGATGCAGGACTCGAACCTGCGACACACTGGATCAAAACCAGTTGTTCTACCATCTGAACTAATCCCCGACTGTGTTCCGGACACTAAGGCGGCCCGGATTAACCTTTTCCATTGAATCACCAGAATTTGCTCTGGTTTGTTGGTCGCCGGTGCTGAACCGGCATTGCAGATCCCAAGTTGCCGTTGCGAACGGTTACTATCTGCATAAGGTCTAGCGTATCAGCCTACGCATTAACCAACAGGTGGTGGAAACTGACTGACTTATTAGTTGCTGCTTTCATAGTTAATGAGTTTCAGTTTCCACCCCTCTTGGTTCCAGCTTAACCGGCTGGCCGGTTTTACCGTTAAGGGAATTCCCGTAACGGGGCTACCAATCAATACCGCCAGATTTAATTGACGCGATACCGAATATAGCTGCGACAGCAATATCCTTCAGTTCCTCAATTTTCTTTTCATCTTCAGATTTAGCATGCACTTCATCACGATATTCTTGAACTTCATCTTCAATAATCCCGAGAATTTCATGATTACTAGCCATCGTTCCAAGACCTTTTTGCCTGGCTCGAAACATGAGCTTTTCTTCCACTTCACAAATGGCCTTTGCTAAATCTTCGGTGCTTAATTGTTGTCTGTTATTCACTTTCTATATCCTTACGCTAGAATTCATGCTTGGTTTCCACAAGACTCCGCTGAGTAACTGCATTTTTGCGGGTATGCAGACCAATTTCACAGCTTCACTGATCTCTATATAAACCTGATTTTTTCATGCCACACCCTCCCAAAGTTCAATCAGAAGCGCTAGGCCTTTATCGCTTAGTTTCATTTATTCAGAAACTCCCATTTTTCTTGAGTAAATTCAGTCCATTTAACATGATCTGTGCTTATCCAATATGTTAAGTCTTTCCCATCGTGGATAGTGTAATAACCGCATGCACTTACAATAATCTCGTTAAAGTCATCCGGCGGCATACGCTCGCTGCAAAGTGTCCATTCAATATTCATTTACTTAAAATCTCCACGCGAACCTTTTGACTCCTCCTGATTTTCTGCTAAAAGCTTTCTAATTCCTTTAGGATCAGGCTTTCCGTATTTTTCCCTTCTTTTAATTTCCATTTCACGGTTTATTAACAACCCTCCAAACCCATCTTCTGGGAATACAGCTTCATAGCAATGAGGGCAAGTCGGCACCATATTTCTACTTCTCCAAGCTGACTCTGCTTTTTTTGCAGCTTGCAGAACCAATGTTTCTTCTTTTAATTTATTCAACTTATCAATGTCTCTTTTTCTCTCTTCTTGATAACCTCCAAACTTCTCCACAACCAGCATAAATGCCTTGAAGTTATTAAGTATCAATCCACATTCAGTACATTCAATTTGCTCTGTAGTAGGGTCGTATTCCATTCCGCCCTGATGTCTACATGAGTTTTCTCGTTTTTTCCTGAATTTAACTTCACCGAAACGTATAACGTTTTTATCGTCCACTCAAAACACCCCGCACATTAAAGAATTCATCAGCATCCGCAACGTAGCATTTGCACTGAGCGCACAGATGCGTTTCTACTTCAAAACCAGCCTCATGAAGATGTATGCCGCTGTCGCATTCTTTGCGCGCCGAATAGCCTATTTTATGTTCGCCTTGAGTGCTTATTTTTATAATTTTGCGTATTCCCGTACGGCTTCTTCTATTATCGTTGTCGCTGGCTTTTCGTGATTTTTAAGATACTCAGCCACATCAGGAGCAAGACGGTACGATACCCTAACTTTATGCTGATTCTTTCTACCTGATCCAGAGCGCTTTCCGCCATGATCGGCTCGGATCTGGTCGGGTGTGGGGTTAGTCATTTAATTGTAAAATGAATTAACTGCCACTTCTCTCATATTTTTATCATTTGATAATTTCACGCAGTTGTTAACCAATTTATTCATTTGTGACATATTTTTGTTAATTGCGACTTCTAAAGAGTAACCTTTGTCCATCCACAATTTGATGGCTGATAAAAAACCAATCAAGTCATTTTCTGACACATTCATGTCTTTTGCTAGATTTGCTATTTTGTCCATTTTAATCTCCTGGTTAGTTATCTGCTGCTGATGTGATCATTTTACCAGGATGATTTAATATGTCAATACGTTTTCAATATTTATTTTAACATTGCCGCCCGTTTATTTATCATTTTGCAGCATAACACTTTGATTATATTATACATTGTTATATTTCTGTTGCGTGATTATTTGTCATTTTTATGCTCTAAATAAACCACTAAAATTAACCATAAATTCCCAACTAGAAAGTAGTATTCTTTACCAATTTCTCCAACATCAAATATCATCGCCAAGAGATTTAAAGCGCATATTATGTAAGCAACATTAATCATAATTTCCCGTACAATTTTTTTATCGTTTCGCCCAACAAATTAAGCTCGTTTTCTTTCATTACCTTCAGCATAAATTGTTGGCCATGGATTCCGTTTCTACCATCCATATGGCAATCCTTACAAAGCGGTATTGTGCAAAAGTCATGCGCTTTCCTTCCTTTGATCCGGCCTTCTAAAATATGATGCGCGTCACTTGGTGCGGATGCCCCACATAAGCAGCATGGCAATTCTTTAACTCGAACCATGTGGCGTTGTTCTTTACTCATCAACCATCGCTCCAGCCATTTCCTCAATCTGATCGGCATCCAATCCTTGCCAGTACCGCTCCGCAATCAAGCGGCATATCTTTTTTGCGCTATCGTGGTATTCGGCTTCATCCATTGATTCAAAGCTCATGCTGCGCGGAATTAACTGAATTACCATACCAAAACCTGGAACCAGAACGCCTATTTCATCGCACGCAATACGGCCTTCGATCTGCAAGCGCTTTATTACTCGATGAGGATCAATGCCTGTGAACTCATCAATATTCGCAGCGCACAATTGCCCGATCCTGTGCACTAAACGATTAAATTTAACGTTACGCAGCTTTTTGATTTCAGCGCCTACAACATCACCAATCTTGAAATTCTTATTCCGCAGCAAACTTTCAGCGTATTGATCAGCCGGGACCAATCCACCTTTAACAATTTTTAAGTGAATTTTTTCCTTCTTTTGAACGCGCTTTAGTGCTGTTTGCTGAATCATGCAAATAGCCTCTCTTGTTTTGCATATTCAGCAATCCGAGCGCATGCCGCGTGGTAGTAATCAATATCAAACTCGCAGCCAACCATTTCATAATTCATGTTGTTGCAGGCTATTGCGCTCGATCCTGAGCCCATGTGGCTATCAAATATTTTCTGTCCTGGTTTGGCGTAGTTGCTCAATATCCACTCATACAATCTAACCGGCTTCTGAGTTGGATGAATTCTCGCTTCTTTTTGCATTCCTTTTTCTTGCCAAAAACCAGACCACAAGTAATTAAAAAGGTCTACCCTGTTATAGAATGATTGATAAGCTATTTCCGCCATGCTGAAAGGGCTTCCTTGTGCACCTTTTACCCAGACAATACGGCCGCCTGGTGCAGCGAAATCATAATAATTTATACCCCAGATAATTTGATTCTTTGAAACTCTCACAACCTGATCAAAATAATCTTTACCTGGAACTTCCCACGATTTTGATAGGTCTTTATATTCTCCAACATCTGCGCTTTGTTTTGTTCCAGCGTAATATCCTGGTTTCTGTGGCCCATCAAAATACGGCGGATCCGTGACCGCCAGATCGAAGAACTTATCCGGTACCGTGCGCATGTAATCCATGCAGTCAGCGTGCATGATTGTTGCGTTGCCGATTTTTTGAATTTGCTGATTCATTACGATGACTTAATCCTAGTTACCAGAAAATCGATACTTATCTTTTTTGGCTCATGAGTAATCTGCTTTATAAAAACACAAGCTTTGAAACCAACATCATCAGCCACACTAACTAGCAATTTAGAGGTTTTTTCTATAAAACAAGATACAGTTTTAGCGGCAATAAGGTCACCCTGATAACCAATTGTGAACGTAACGATCTGCTCATCAGGAACGCTCGCAACCATATCAAAATGACTTTCTTCACCGCATTTCTGGCACGTTACTTTCATGATTTTCTTTCCTCCACCCTATTCTTCCGGCGCCGCCCTTTCAGCTCATTGATAATCTGATCCGCAAGCGCATCGCCGTATAATTCACGCCACTTCGCAATACACCTAAGCTCGTATTCCATGGTGAAGCACATTTCCAGAAAATCGGCACCCTCTTTTACTGTTGGCGCTCTATATTTACTCACTCACACCCCTAAAACCAACAAGCGATAAGCACTGTGCCCGACTCATTAGGTGCTGCTTTTCATAGTTAATGATCAGCGCTTATCCTTCTTGGTGCCGGGTTTCCCCGGCAGCCTTTAGTTAGAAACTCACGTACACACACTTGGCATGAACCGAGTACCCAATGTTGGTTCCGCTAATCGGTCCGTTCTGTACTGTAAGCGCTTGCTGATCCATTATTGCATCCTTACAATCATCTTCCGTGTTAAACGGTCCTATATCCAGGTCAACACGGCGGCCTACTCGATTGGTTTGTCGCACGTCTTGGTTGCCTATCGCGCGCCATCCAGATTGCTGATAAGGTAAAACCGCGTGACAAATGCCATCGGCGTTTTGCTTAATGTTCACTCCACCATTTGGTGCTCCGGTTCCATCAGGCAACAAACCATCCATGTTCGCTATAGCGGCAGTGCAGGCCGCCAGGGAAGTATAGTGCCGATCGGGCGCTAGTGGACTGAAATCTGCCGACGTTGTTGAGCTGGCACTGTACTCATACGTAATCACGCCAACATGCTGGTAGACTGTTGATGCTGCGTTTGCTGCAAAGCTAAATACAAGTAAAACTACAAGTAAAGATGTCTTCACATTACTGCTCCTTTAAAGTTGACATACAGCCGGTATGTCGGCGGTGTTACCTGCTTCCCCCGTATTGCGCCGGGAGAACGCGCCCACTGAAACACCAGAATTTGCTTACTGGTTTTGTTAACCCTTGCGCCCAATCTCATCCAGATATGCCTACCTAGCATATAGTTTACGGGGTACTTTCAGTAAACTTTTCATAAGAGTTAACGTTTTGTTAGTGGCCGGAGCTGGCACTATCCCGGCATTGGTAGCGACGGTCTTATCTGAGTAAGTAGCACTTCTGTGCCCTATCACAGCCTATTTACCGCATCTATCATGCTTCTGCTACACGTCAGCTTAATCGTGCATTCACTAACAAGAAGAGACTAATGGGCTTACATTCCCCTTCGATCAAAAGACCTCCGCTAATGCCAAAGTCTCTTCTTCTTAGCGCTGCACACTAACCACACATAGGCCGCAATTTACTAACTGTTAATGTGTCGATTTCTTTTGCGACATTTATCAAAATTTCCAGCAAATTTTGTTCTCTATCCTGACTGGGATTAAAATATGATAATTTTAGTAATTCTCTCAATCTTTTTTCTGTTATGACTTTCATGCGACACCCTCCCAAAGTTTAATTTCTGCCTTTCTGCGGTTAGTCAATCCAGCCACCACTTTGCCTCCAGATTTGTTCCAGCGCATTAATTGCTTTGAAACCTCAGCGAACTCGCTGCGATTAATTAATTTTAATAATGTGCTTTTACAAAACGCATCAATGCCAACGTTGAACACAAAAATAACCAGAGCATCAAATTCATTCTGAGCTAATTTCACACGAACGAATCGGTTAACCGCTAATTCAAATTGAGCAATATCCTTTGTCATCAACTCTTCCACCTGCTCATCGGTCAAATAAGCCATATCTTCACCGGGTTTAAGCAAATGCCCAACACCAATAGTTTTTAACCCTGCAACATCCTCATAAACATGATTTCGCTTGCCCTCAAGCTGGATAAGCAGCGCACGGCCTTTATCGCTTAGTTTCATTTGCTTAAAATCTCCACTCCATCCGCAGTTTTAAAATCATCAATATCCGCGATTTTTCTCATGCAGCCCTGACACATCGTCAGGGAGTTTTTGCTTGGCTTCCACAAGCTCCGCTGAGTAACTGCATTTTTGCGGGTATGCAGACCCATTTCACAGCTTCACTGATACTGGCCAGTGTTTACCGTATTCCGGCGCTACAATCTCAATCCTTCTTAATGCTGCATTCACTAACAATTAAGGCGGCTGGGCTTGATACCAGCTTCTATGTTTACCGTACCCCATAAGCGCCCCCGCAAGGGTTAGAGCCACATTATCCCATTTGTATAGGTGTTGGGCTGTGCGCGTGTCCATTCCCCGCCGCGCCTTAATTGTTAGTCCTCCGAATAGGCATCGGAGAAACCGCCGTTCTGTTAGCTACTGAATGGATTCTTTGTAATCTCACTTTTAAATTACTGGGTTCCCTAGCCTTCCACAATGGGATTTATACTCATTAACAAGTGATTGAGACTATCTATACAGGTCGATTATTCCTGCAATTGAATCTAGCTGGAGCATAATAAATAATCTCAATCCTTCTTAGTACCTGAGCTTTTTATAACCTCACAGGCTTTGGTTCCTTACTTACTGCGTAATTAACGTGCAGTGCATCACCCGCGCAATCCCAACCTTGCGTAGTGGTTCCCCTGGGATGCTGATGGTTACACTTTTAACTGTGTTCAGATCCGTTATGCGGTCCTCGCATTCCCCTAAAGTACGATGCTCTGTACTATAGGATGTGGTTGAGAAAGTGGCTTGATTCTGTGCTCCGGAATATACTTCGACATCCAAGCGATGTGGGTACATGCTCAGGTCTGTTGCTTGAACCGGCGCAATGAAACAACATGCAATTAATACCATTAAGATTGCTTTAAACATTTTAAGTCTCCTATCTAATTGACATACATCCGGTATGTTAGCGGTTTTTACTCTCTACAACCTTCCTGTAAGCAATTTACCAATTAGCTCTTGTGTTAACTTCCTAATAAGTGTCTCTCTTTCTTGTTTAGCCTTTCTTCTAGCCTCAGGAGTTCTGCCAGCTTCAATAGCCTGAGCTTTTCTTTCTTCAACTGTACCTCTTTGCTTAGCTTGTCCCATTTCAGCCCCTTGCGTTAAAGATTAATTTGCTTATTTTATGTGCCCTTCGTCCCGATTGCCCACAACTACGGTAACGGTTTCTTCCTTATCGACGGAAAAGAATGTTGGTCGAATCTCGTCTAGTTCCAGCATTTGCGACAATACCGCACGCACTTTTTCTTCATTGTTATCAAAGAAGGCTGAAACTTCTTCGACGTAGGCTTCCGCATATTCACCGCCTTCGTCATCGGCCTGGGCAAGAATATCTTCTCCTATTTGATGTGGAGAGATAAAATCTTCGTTGTCAAATTCCACCGGCACACCACGAACAGCCTCAACTTCTTCACCGTGCAGTCTGCCGGCAAAGAGCATATCTTGAAACGTTTCCCAGTCATAGCATAATTCAGGATTTGGATAGAAGCCGTAACAATATTTTTTGGGTTGTTCTGGCTTTGGAGCAAGTTCTTTTTGCCGCATGATTAATTCTTGTAGCTTATCGCTAAACTTCAGCATACCTTTTCTTACTCGACCTAAATGCTCTGGTGTAGCACCTCCCTGGCTCTTCGCCTCGAAGAAGAACCCTATTTCCCCGGAGGCATCAAGCCAAAAGCTAACCTTTACCTCCGCTGCATTGTATTCTGCAAGTGTTTTCTCGTTCATTTGTTTCTCCTTTTCTATTAAAATTTATTGATACGGCTATTCTACAGGGTTTGGCGTAGAAGTCAAGGTGTTCTGTGTAGAAATAACAATGACAACTACGCCAGGTCTTTTACTAGATGCCGGTTCTATCCAGTGCGTTATCTATTCTACACTGTGCTTCCTGTATACGCTTTAGCTGACCTCGCAACATAGAGAAGTATTCTGGCCAATTGTCCTCTGCTGTTCCAAGTTTTTCGGGTACTGGCGGCTCTGGCCAACTAATAGGAGATAATTTACTTTCAACTCGCGCGGCCACCTCCTCGGACAATTGCGCGAATTCTCTTGCCATTTCGTATGTTTTATCGGACACGGACAGTTCTTTTGCTGATACAGCATTACTATTTTGCATCTCAGTCTCCTTGCGTTAAAAAATTATCAATATGAATCTGCAACTTCTCTCTTACACTCTTGTTCCCCGCAGCTTCGTTGCATTCTCTGTGGGCAAGTACCAAGTTTGCTAGGTGGTTTGATCCTCCGAATGTGATAGACAGCAAATGCTCTAACGATCGATCTCCATGCAGAGGCTTGTGGCAATAGAAACAATTTTCCCCGTCTCGTAGTGCTACCGTGACCATGAGCCTACTTCTACATTTCTTGTCCTCTCGCTTCCCTTTCGGGAATGCGCGCCACGCACTTCCTTTTAGGTAGCCGTCCCATATGTGATACCCGTTGCCTGAAAAGTATAAATCCCCTTTCGCTGTAGCGGCTACCACTGAAACACCATCGGCACACCGGAATCTTGCAATTTCGTGTCCCGTGGCAGGCGCAAGCAATTCCGCCCCTCGGGAAACAAGCCACTTACAGAAAGCCTGCTTCCGTTTGTCGGTTATCTCCACTCGGATCATGTTTCACTTCCGCATCGCTAACTTGATGGCCAGATCGAGCAAGAATTCTTGCATTTCTGCTGATTCTGTGTAAAGGCCATTTTCTATTTTCAGAATGCTTAGTAGGATAATCGCTGCCACCTTCTTTGCCCCGGCATCCATCGCCAATCGGGAGACGTATATCTTATCTTCAGCCGCCCAAGAGGTTTCCCCTTCGCCCAAAGATTCGACAACGCCTATCGTGTATGCTGTGGTGTCAAACCCGGCGCGCAGTACCATTTCGATTGCGTCTTTGATTGTGGGTACATCTTCCGGGGAAAGGTTGTGGGCAACCGCTTCCGGGGTGCTATCGAGCAGTGAACGATTCATTGCTTCTTTGAGTAGCGTTTTGTTTAAGCCTTCGGTTTTGTTGCGGATGTGGAATCCTACTAACTCGTTCAGTGTCGCCCCCGTGGGCAGATTATCAAATGAGAATCCTGCTTCAAGCCAATCCTCCTCTACTGCTGGATTATTGATTA